CTCTTTGTGCTTGCATTTCTTTTTGTGGATCTGATTTACCCATTACCATTGTTCTAACAGGTCCATCTGCAGGCAATAATTCTTTGTAAGCTAAAGCTTGAAACTGTGTAACTGCTTCAGCTAGCACAGGGTGAGTTGCACCACTTGCTCCTTGAAACGGTTCAGTTCTGTTTGTGTATTTAAATCCTAATAAGTCAAGACCGGTAATGTATGCTCGTTCCCATTCTTTACGAGACATTTTATATTCCATGTAATCTTGTTGTAACTGACTGCCCATAGCATCAGTATCTTCTTCTGGAAGTAATTCATTTAGGTTTGCAAAAGGATCTCCGCCATCTTCTGGCATGTCAACTTGTGAAGGATCAAAATCAATTGTAGCTCCTTCTTCGTCTTCTAAAACTTCTACTGCGCCTTTAGGTGTTTCTTCAATCTCCTCAACGTTAATTTCCTCTGCAACTTCTTCCGGTCTTTTATCGTTAGGGAGAGACTTGTCTATTTCTGCCATATATGTTCTCCTAGACTTTCTTAACTTGTTTTTGTGGTAATTTCAACCCCTGTGATAGCGGTCCTTTTTTAGGTGGCACTGCCCACCATTTAAAACCAGGGTTAGCTCTAAGTTTCTGTGCTAAACTTGGTTTTTTATTTTGTGGTTTTCTATTTTTATTCATATTCAAACATACTCCCTTCATCCATTAAAGCTTCATTATAAGCCCGTCTTTCATCTTCAGGCATAGCTCTAACTCTGTCTATTTCATTTTTTGCAAACTTACCATAGTTATATAAAGCTTCACCACCTAATGTTGCAATACCAAGTGGTGATGCAACTCTTGCAATTTTTAATGCGTTTGCAGGATTCATTACTCCAGGTATTCTAACTCCTGCTAATGTTTCTATTCCTTTTCTAAGTAGTGGGTTTTTAATTTTACTGGATACATCTGTTACACCTTTTACTAGTGATGGTGCAAATGCAGCTTCCAAACCTAAACCAACTCTGTCTAAAGATTCTTTTGGATCAGTTCCTAATGCAACGTTTAATCCAACCATACCGGTTGGTCCTAAAGCTAAATTTAAACCTTTACCTAAAATTTTTCTTCCTGCTTTAGTTCCAAGAGTTCCTGCCGTTGCTGTACCAGCAGCAATTTTTTCTCCTGTACTTAGTCCTTTTTCAACAATCGGTGCATCAGCTGCTGATGCAGTTTCTTCAAACTCTTTCTCAAAACCTATACCTTCCTTTTTTAAAAAATCAGTTCCTCTTACACCTGCATAACCAGCCATCAAAGGTATTCCAAATTTTCCTGATTTAGAAATAAATTTTTTAACGGCGTCATCATATTTTGCAATATCGATTTCAGGTAATTTAGCAAGATCTGTTAATTCTTTTAAATTTATTCCAAGTCTTTGCATTCTTGGATCGTTTTTAACGTTTTGTACAAATTTTCTAAAATTATTTTGTATTACTGCTGCTTGTTTAACATCACCAATTAAAGGTTTATCACCTACCTTTGCTGCAGCTTTTGATATAATAGTTCCTTTTTTTGACATTTTAGGAAAAGGTATTTCAATTTCATCTGCTATAGATTTAGCATCTAAATATTTATTATAAGCTGCCTCGTTATACCCTTTTTTTAAAGTGTTAGATATTTCTTCAAGATCTTGTTCTAAAAAAGATTTAAATGTATTTACTCTATCTGGTAAAGGTCTTACTCTTATTAACTCCGATGCGTCTACTCCTTGACTTGTTTTAGTTATAAAATCATAAGATAGTGGGTGATCTAACACTTGGTTAAAACCAAATTTGTTGGCAATTTCTTTGTTAAATTTTTTAAACATTGATACTTTTTTTAAAGCAGCTTTTTTCTTAGCTGCATCTTTAGGATCAGGGTATGCATTAGCAATTAAGTCTGTTATTTCTCTTTCATATACATTATTAAAACCAGGTACTCGTCTTACTTTATTTTTTATAAGTTGTATTTGTTCTTTGTCAAAATTACCATAAACTGATCTTCCTTCATCAATATTAGAAAATTTTTTCTTTAATGATCCTAGTGAATTTATATAAACTCTAGCTAACAGCTTTTCACCATTTCCTTTTCCAACAATTTTTTCTAAACCTTCAAGAGTTGGTTTTTTAGTATTTAAAATATAATTTGCAGCTTTTGTTTGAGTATCAAAAACAGTGTCAGCTACATTTTTAACTTTACCTTCTTCTATATAAGTTCTTATTCTTGTAGGGTCTGCTTTTGCACCTTTTTGTATTTCACCTTGTGTAGGTGCTCTACCGTTTTCTTGTATAAATATTTCTACAAAATCATTTATTTTTTTAACTGTCATATCTGTTTTAGTAAGAAAGTTAAAATTTTTATTTTTTAATTCATCTCTACTGTTAATAGCTTTTGTTAACAAAGATGTATCAATTGACCCATCTTTAGCTAAACCAAGATCTAATTCTTTTGCAACATCGGGTTTATAAAAAGAAGCGCCATCTGGTAAATCTTGTAGGTACTCAACTATTCTTCCAACTTTACCTTCTAACTTAGGTTTTCTACCCATGTTATCTGAATCATAGGTTCTTCCTATTGCATCAACAACTTTTGTTTTAACGGAACCAGGAGCTTTAGAAAACGGTACCCGTCCACCATCATAAAACCCGGTTCGTAATCCATGGGCCATGGACCCTGGAACATCGGTAGTTTTATCACGGGTCATGTGACGGATCATTTGTGCGTATTCAGGAATTTTCATTATTCTCCTAGCATAGTTGTAAGACCACCTTGAGCCTGTAACTTACGATCTTTAGTGATTAAATTCTTTTGTATGTTTTCTAGTTCTAATAAACCCTCGTCTGTGATGTTGGGAGTCGGTCCTTTACCAGCATTTTTTGCAACCATTTCTGCTAAAGTCTCAGCCATTTGTTCAGCTGTTTCTTTGTCAATACCCCTACCTATCATGTCATTAATTATTGTTTTTTTATAATTAGCCACATCGTCATCAACTTTTTTAAGTTGTCTTGCAGTACCAATAATATCTCCAACCATGCTAGCTCTATCTTCTGTCATTTCTTTTTTCTTAGCATTAATTATTTCAGGAATGCCTGCTGGTGCTTCTGGACTAACTTTACCCATAGTTGCAGGGTTATTTAAAAATGGATCAAGTTGTTTAGGGTTTACTAATTGTAAAATTTCTGAACCTTTTTTACCAGCTGTAGATTTTTCAGCCATAAAGTTTAACATAGTTCTAAGCAAAGCTTTTCCGGCAGTTAACCCACCACCTAAAAATAAACCAATACGTCCACCTTCAGCATTTTTACTTACACCTTCAACGTCAAAGTTTTCTAGTTTTCTCATATTGTTAGCTTCTTCTATCATGTCTATTTTACCTTTGTAGTCTCGACCACTACCTAATCTAATTAGTTGTCCTTCAATACCAGAAATGTCACCACTACCTACAACAAAGTTTTCTATTTCTTTTTTACTCATTTGCGGTAAAAAGTTTTGCATATACTCAACTAATCCTGTTTTGTCTTTTGCTCTAAACATCTCTACAACTTCTAACATTCCTTGTTCTAGCTCAGGATCGTTTTCAATCATGTTTTTTAGTTTTTCTTTACCAAATACTTTTTCTAAAAATCTACGTCCCCCTTCCATTACAAGTTTACCTTTGTTAAAACCAATACGACCGCCGTCTGCTTTTTTAGTTATAGTTTCACCTACTTCTTGGATAACATCATCGGGTACACCATCAACAGTATCAAAAATTTCACCTTTTTGTGGTCCACTAGTTCTTAAATATGAAGTGTCCTCTGTATACTCATCAGATACTTTAGGTGTTACTTCATCAGCCTGACCTTTTCCAGGTTTATAATTCATGTAAGTTTCTTCTGCTAAAGTTTCATCATAGTATTGAGGGTTACCATCATCTATTTTAATTCTTTGAATTGTTTGTTCACCTGTTGCAACATCTTCTGTTAATTCAAAATCTTTGTATCTTGTAACAACTTCTCTGTCTTTAGTTGCAGCTTTTTCTGTTACGTCATCACCCATCGTTTTAATTTTTTCGACAAGTTTAAAAAAGTATGGTGGCACACCTTTTGCAGTTTCTTTTACAGTTTCTACCGCTGTCTCAACAACCGGAGCAGTTTCTTTTCCAAATCCTAATAACCCTGTTTTAAGTGCAGTAATACCTGCACCAGCTGCGCCTACAGCTTTCATAAATTTTCTACGACCTTTGTCTAAAACTTCTTTTGCAATTTTACCTTTTGAAAACGGAACTCTTAAATTGTCATTATCTTCTGCAAGTAAATAATTTAATCCTGTTGATGTTGTTGCTTGCGCTCCTGGTGACATCAATCTTGTCCTAGCCATTAATGAATCTGAGCCATGACCAATGTCAGATAGGCTAGGTTCAACGTCTGTGATACCACCTGTGTAATATCCAATACGACCACCTTCTGCATTTCCTTTAACTTTTTTAGGATCAAAGTTAGCAAGCTCTACTGTTTGTTCTATTATCTTAGATCCTTGAGGATCTGTCTCTTTCATAAATCTTGCAAACTCATCTGCGATTGCTGGATCAGACATGTCAATACCTTTACCTTCTTTCATAGCAGCTAAAGTTTTTTCTGGTCTACTAGCTTTTTTTAATTCTCTCATCTTAGCCATGTTTGTAGTAATAGGTCTAAGCACAGCTCCATAAATTTCCATTCTTGTTGCATCATCTAGGTCTTCATATAATTTATTGCCAAAAGTTTTAGGGTTTAATTCTACTAAAGATTCAGCTGCCATCTCTGCATCCATTTTATAATCACCTGTACCAAAAATATTATCTACAGCTTCTTGAATTTTTTTATTGTTTTTTAAAAGATCTAAAACTTTTTTACCTAAAACAATTTTACCACCTGCAAAACCCATACGACCACCATCAGCTTTATCTTCTGGTTCGTCCTTCATTTTTTTTCTAAGTCTTTCAGCAGCCTCTTTGTTTTGTTTTTCAAACTTTGCTGCTATTTCTTCATCCGTTTTAGGTCTGTACATGTCAGCCTGTTCTTTCATAATCTCATCTATTCTATTAGAAGCTCCAGTAATTTTTTCCATTTGTCCTTCAATGGTAGGTTTATTTAAATTAGAATTTTGAAACATTTCTCTTCTAAGAACGTTGTCATTTTTTTTAGTAACTTCACCTATTTTAACGTCACCACTTTCAATTAATTTATTAACCTCTTCACCAAAAGGTTTACCAAACTGTACTTCTACAACTTTGTCAGCTTCTTTTGCTTTGTTACCAGCTTCTTGTCTAATTAAAATCATTTCAAGATTTTCAGGTTCACGACCTTGATCTTTTCTAAAACCTTTTAATAATCGGTCAAAGAAATATTCAAATAGTTTTCCTGCTTCTTTTGCTGCTTTAAATTTTGACATTAATAGTACTCCATCTTCCTAGGTTCTGACTTTTCGTCTTCGTAGTCTTCTGGATGGGGTAGGAAGCCTCCCTGCCTGAATCGCATAACAGCCATAGTCATAGAATCGACTAAATCGTCATGATCGCCGTATGGAAATGATGCACATTCCTCAATAACTTCTTCTGCAAATTTCCTGTCAGGAGCCCAAATTATGCCAGCTTCAAACAGTGGTGCACAAGAATTTACACGTACGTGCTTATCATTACCACGACTTGGAGTAAATGTCATCACTGGAATGTCCATTTGCCGTAATTCATGGGTCAATGGCGTACCCGATGCTTTTTGCTCAACGATCACCATGTCAGGTTGCCAATATTGATATTGCTCTAACGCTTGTCGACGTAATTCTGGAAATTCAAAACGATCTTTGATTGAATCTAGCAAAATTAAATTTGGTTTTGCGTCTTCGTTTGGATAAAACACTCCCCACGTCGTAATTGCACTATAATCAGCTGTCTCCTTTTTTAAAAATGCAGTATCGTAACTTTGAATGACGTAATGACAGTCTGGAAGATGATCTTTGTCCCAAGTTTGCCACCATTCACGTTTTATTAACGCTCCTTCTTCAGAAGTTGGCTTTTGCATCCACTGTGCGTTCCATTTTCCAAC